ACATCCTGAACACCTAGTCTTTCTTATCAATCTCGTTAGTAAACGATTCAAATAACTTACCCAATCCTAGTGATACAGGTAGCGATAAAACCGCGAGAGCGGTGAGCAATCCTTCAATATTTTGTAAAGTTTCTATGTTCCCCGTAGCTGACCAGATAATCCTTGCTCCTAGAGCTAACCAAACCATCACAACGGGAACAAATATGATCCCTACCAAAAGCTGTACGCCCGTGATCGTAGTGCCACTACTGGTTTTCTTAGGCTCATCATCCGTCATGGCAACTCCATGCATCCCATCCTTGTATTTTCCAGACCTCATACGCTGCCTGTGCGTTGTCTACTGGTTTAAACAGGTGGTACTTCTTAGCCAACTGCGGCCAGTACCCTGTGTTTATTTGAAACAACCCCACCGAAATACCCTTACCTAAATCTCTGTCACCTATGGCATCTATCCTGCCAGAACTCTCACACATCATTAGTTCGTACAGCTTCACCGCATAAAAATCGTCGTAGTACCACATATCTAATTCTTCTACATAGAACATATGTGCTGTAATGTACGAACGCCAACTGGTCTGTGCTAATACATTAAGCAACTCCCATTTAGACAGGAAGATTAAATCATTCTCAGCAGTATCGGTAGAGAGAGTAGTGTCTTTAACTATTCTTGCGCCTATGCCCTCACTGAGCGGCGTTACAGGGGCCATTACGAAGGGTGTGTGCAACACAACGACTGGGACTGGAGGGACTGCATACGATACATGAATAATATTAGGAATGGTAGCGGGTAATAACAAAAATATGCTTAACGCAAGACCCGCTGCTATTACGCGCTTCATTGTTACTTAACGGAAACGGGTGCTTCCGTATTCCCTGTAACGTTGAGTACCTGAATCTTAGTTGTAGCAGCAATTATGAAGCTCGGAGCGTCAATTCCTGTGCCGTCACCTATCTTACTAGAGCTAATCGTCAGCGTTCCCGCCTTAATATGGTCTAGGTCTATACCCGATCCGTAGGCTGACACGTTACTGATGGTTAATTTTCTGCACTGAGAGGCAGCCGTAGCCGTGTGTATGAGTATCTTGTCGAAGGAACCAGTGGTCACAGCAGGTACTTTTACTGAACCACGGGTGCTGGTGACTGTGATATCAAGCACTGCGGCGTTGAGCGTAGGACCTACAGAGATACCATCTGCTACATTATTGAGGATGTTGAGCGTGTAGATTTCACTGTTGGCTAGGTTTAATGTCTTGGCTTCTACACCAGTAATCAGGATCTCATCACATTCTAAGTAAAATAAGTTCGACGATGACGTGTCACCTAGTATCTGAATAGCAGCCGTAGTCCCTAAATCCGACTTACCAATCTCTAGGTCAGAGAGCGTGATGTCCGCAGCACGAGCGCCTGACATGTTTATTTGTAATGTATTCACCTGAATCTCACGCTCTGCGGCAGGAGTATTGTCCTCGAACTTCCACTCTTCCCCGACCTTAAGGGTCTGGTCTGACGCTACAGCAGCTACATGGTATTGCGCTGGCTCGGGGAAATGGGGTGCTGCTTTGGTGAACATGACTGACGTACCAATAGCAAAACCTGTAACTAACAGACCCATCCCAATTCCCCAAGTACCAACTTTCCACACGCCTCCAGTGATGTGTAGACCTTTGAGTGAAGCAACCCGTAGGTTAGGTGGCTGCCATCCGTTTAGTGACGGAAGCCTTACATTAATCTCTGGCGTTTTCCATTTAGGTGCACCGACTTTAATCGGCGGTAAATGCAAATCCTTTATATGAAAGATTCGCTTAAAGAAAGAGGGTTTTTTGTTCTCGTCCATTACGCATTCCTTGTGACCTTAATGTAACTACCTACTTCTATTGTAGTATTAGATACGTCAGCTACATTTTGTGCAAACTGAAAGTTTAAGTTCCCTGCTGTCGTGCTGTTGTGAACAGTAGCCACAATAGGAACCATTACTTTATTGTCCGCACCTGTAGCTTGTCCAGATAACACCATTGTCTGCGTCTGGTCGTGCATGGAGTTGTACGTTGTAATGGCCCCACCGCCAGATGGAGCTGCGCCATTGATGGCCGAAGAGCCAGTCTGCCCCCACTCAATAGTGCACCCCGTTACAGAGGCAATGTCCCATTTAAATTTAATGTCAGGAGTCGTACCCGACAAATAAATAAGCGTCATTTCTATAATATATGTTGCACTAGCCTCTAGTGCTGTAGTTAAATCGGCAATCGTAGTCAATGTGACAGTATTATTTACTAATGCTTGAGCACTTAATTGGGTGATAGACATTGTGTCTCCACCCGCTACACGTACCACCGATGTGCCATCCCCATAAGTTAACGAGTTGTTAGTTGTGTCATACTCCATACGACCTGCGGTAGTTTGCGTAGGTGTAGCTGATGTAGGTACTTGTAAAATAGTAGGGCTTACCACCCCATTAGAATCTACAGTAAGACCATCTGTACCTGCTGAGTTTTCTACTATTAATTTTCGTGCGCCCGCAGCATCAGAAAGTTGTAGGGTGATGTCCGATCCAGCAGCAGCAGCGATTGTAGGGACAAAAGTACGAGTACCCTCAAGAGCTTCTTTGTATTGGTTAAGGTCAGCAGCTAACGCTGTATTACCAGCCGTAACATTAGATAAAGCCATTAGCTATATATCCTTCCCGTGTTCCACGCACTTGTATCATAAATCAAAACGTCACCGATGTCAGTTAGTTGGTTGATTTCCGCAAATGACACCGTATATACTTGCGTATCTCGTCCATCCTGAGGGATGACTCCAGATGATCTAAGGTTCAGCATCTTAACTGAATATGTGCGATTGAAAATATCGGTTAAGGTAATCAACCTATTAGCTGAGTTAAATAAAAAGGCTTCTGATACCTTTGCTCCATAACGTGATGTCCCACCACCTTTTAAGGGCAACATATCGCCCACAACAAAATCCATTTCAAACATTCTGCGTCTTTCAGGTGCGATTGTAGCGTCTAGCACTGCCGATTCAACGGATGCTACGTTTGTACCCCCTATAGGACGGGTCATTTTTAATATGTATCTAATTTTATTAAACCTAACTTCATTAGTAATATTAAACGTAGCGTCGTTGTCAGTAGATGTACCTATAACGGTTCCCGTAATATCGCCACGTTGAATATTTTGTTGGAACGTATCTGCATATTCATTAGAATCGCTTACGTAACTTATAGTTGTAGGAGATGATTCATTCGCTCCGCGTGATAATAGCCTCGCTCCGTTAAGTAACTTTGGTGACGAAGCCTGCCCTACGTCCATCCATGATCCTACTAGGTATTGATTTTCTGTAGATTGAGCAAACTTATAGTCTGGATCTGTATCAGGAAGCATCCCCGTTTTAGGCAATACAATTCCCCTAAGAGTCCCTGAAGAGGGAGGGTTGCTACCTGTTGCATCTGTTCCATACAAAATCCACGGGTTAGTAGACCCAAGAATGCTGTCTCCAGCTACATAAATCCCTTTAATTGCAGGGGTTTCCGTGAAGGTAAGAGTGTGCCAGTTGGTAGTATTAGGTTTCCCTTTCATAATGTATGACACGCCTTGATTATTTACTAGAGAGAAATAGATCCAATCTGAATCTCCCGTAATTCCAGTGATACGCCCATCTAATTCCTCAGAGCCTACTTGGGCAGCACTCGGAGGCCAAACAATCGTCATTGAGTTATTGATAGCATCAATTTGTAACAATCTACGCCCGTATTGCACGTAACATTTTCCATCAATCCAAACATACGGACGAGATCCGTTACCTGCATTGACATTCCACACTTCGTTGTCACTGCGGCTTTCCCATACATTCAACGAATCGCTACCATCTGATCGCCAAATAGAATTTACTTTAAATACATATATGTAATTGCCAACAACCTCTAATCCTGTTACCCAGTCATTAGTAGTAGTTCCCATAGCTATAGAATTCGACCACACACCACCAGTATTTGTCCCATCAACATTTGTACGAAGCCTACCGTTTCCATCACAAGACCACAGTACCGCTGCACTTGAAGTTTCTCCGCGTATAACAAAAAATAATACTGCTGAATTTGCCAGAGTTGATTGGGTCCATGTAATTCCTGCGTTAGTAGAGTAATAATAATTCACAGGAAGTTTATTGCTTGTCTGCGCTACCGTTACAAACAATGTGTTATTAAAATCAATAATGTCACTGAAGTAATACCCATCATTTAATGCCATATTGGCTTGTTCAATCCATAAATTAGATGCACTGTGGTAATACATCTTTCTCCCACCAATAGCCCATAACCTACTAGATGATGGTGAGTACATAAATTTAACCACTGGTGTTTGTGCGTCACCCTGAGTAAAAAAATCACTTGAGCCTATTTGGTAATTCTGAAAATGGTATGGCCCTGCATATAAGCGACCTGCATATGATGCATCTATACCACGGCTAAATGAATACTTCGTTAAAGACCCTGCTTCTTCATACTCAACTGAGTTAAACGCACAACCACCTTGCCAGTTCTCATAGGCCACTGGAATCTCTACCTCAATAGGGACAGAGGCGTAATCATACGATGCAGTGTTAAATTGTGGGGTTATTTGATCCGCGAGAGACGCTCTATATCCCATAATCCCTTCATGCTCATGGAGCATAAAACCAACCTTTTGATTGTCTATCTCTAGATATACATCATACGGAGTATCGACACGAGAACCAGTACTTATAATGGACATTATTGGTAAGGGCTACGAATCATCGGAATCTGCGGAATAACATATCCCCACGCTTGTGTAGCAGCCTTCTTTCTGTCTATGATTTGAATTCGTCTAGCAATAGCTTCAAATTCCTCTGTAGTTAATCCCTCACGCTCGTATAAGATTTCTGCGGCTGCGCCATAGAGTACTTGCGCTGAGCCTTCATCTAACTCCATTGTATTAGTACATTGCGTAGCTGGAACTGTCCCTAAAGATGATAGATACTGCCTACCAACCATCCTAATCTGTCTACCAGCAATAGGAATCCATGCTAATTTAGCTCGTTGGGTAGTGGCATCACGTCTAAGTAGGTGAGCATCACGCCACGGGTACACATCCTGTATAAGATTAGTGTCACCGTAGTAGACCCACGCCCTATTAAAATAGGCCGTAACTCCTGCTGTTCCTCCTGCAACGACAATCGTTGCAGTGAGTGTTGTTGTGTTAGTTTGGGAAATTGTCTTATCTACAGTAAGTAATTCCCATCCTGTACCCCCATGTAATGATGATGTTGTATCAGTAAGGTCATCACTGAATTGTAAATTCACTCCTGCTGAATCACGGGTATATACCCATGCACCAAATGTCATTTTTCTTCCTGCAGCTTGCGCAGCTGTAATAGACATACTGCCAACTGTCTGAGCTACTATACCTGTGGCAGCGGCAGCAGACGATATCTTCATACAACTTGTATCGTACTTAGGAATCAATCGGTCAATATTAGATTCGCTGACTATAGTCGCTGTAGTGTTACTCACTGTCCAGCTAGTAGTCGTGTTACCTATTGGATTACTTAATACATTCCATTCAGGAGTAACTGACTGCGGATCTTCTACAAAGATATACATTGGCCCTGAACGGATGTCAGGATTCACATCATAACTATCGGTTAATCCATCAGATGTAGTGGTATCGTCATAAATTAATCGGAAGGCATGTTCAAATACATCATCACGTAATCGTGCTTCATCCAAGCACTCAAATTTTACACTGGGATCATACCTATGTATTTGATAGTCAATCTCTGTGCCAACCGTTTCAGTAAACGGAGGATCAACAAATACTGTCCCAGTTGCAGCAATGAATTGCGATATACGCCTTACTTGGTACTCTAAGTTGCTTCCATCTTCCGTAATCCTGACGTAGAAGTCGAGTATCTGATCATCACCAAAGCGAGCTAACGATGTGTCTACTAACGTATTGAACGTAACTGACCCTGCACTCGTAGTCTCACTAGCCCAGTAATCGTTGATGAACTTCGAGAATCCCACGAGCAAATCACACCCTGAGATAGTAGTAGTCCCACTACTGCCTGTGGGGAATCCTATACCTACTGGTCCAGCTACCATGTCAGGCTCCTATCTACCTTGCAGCTCATCTACAACCGCTTTCAACACAGGGTCAAACCCCCATGTAGAAGTACTATCGTCATACGTAGAAGCTGAATTCTGAAAATCGTCTGGCAATGTCACACCTGTGATTTTGTCCGCAGTGCTGGTATTGATGTCTTTCCACTCAATGTCAGCGTGAGCTTGCTCCGTAATAGGATCAGTGCCGATATTTTTTAACCTCAATGACGTTCCGTCGAACTCATGATCTGGTTTTACTCCCTCAATTAACTCGATATCTGAGTTCCAAATAACCAAATTCGGGTGCGTCCATGTTGATTTCATCTTAATTATGTCTGCCATTAGAAATTGTCCTTTAGTAATAACTTTGTAGCTGAAAGAGCACGGCCTGCTGGCACAGTGCTAGTTACTGTTGATAGACTTCCATCGTCTTGCACATAGTATTTTCCAGTAATAGTCAAGCCAGTTTGGTTCTCATCAACTGACCCAATATGCTTTACTGCTACAGGGTTGCCAGCAGTCTCCGTAGATTGCGCGATGCCTATGTAATCAGCCTTGTCGCTGCTGGACCCGAACTCTATGGCTCGCATATGGTACAAACCCGCTGTTGCGCTTGTGCCATACCTGAACAGGGCATAGCCCGTATCTGGGTTCCACACCATTGCCATTGGAACTTGTTGAGATCCAGCAAGCAGTAGAGTTTCTGTATTGGACGGTCCCATTCCTGATTTCAGGGCAAGAGTGGTACTTGCAGTAAACTCAGCGATTGTGAAGTACGATCCCTGAGCTACTCCGTTCGGTGAACCCGTAGAATTTTCACGAGTTAGGATTATCAGCGCACTATTAGTGGCATCCCACGCTATCGAGGGCATAGATTGTGCGACCAATGCCGTGTATGTGCCAGCACTGGCGCTACCAATTAGTGATTGAATACCATTACCTATGGTAAAACCGCTGTCGTTCCCTGTTGTTTTTGTAAAGCAGTACACCATCGCCCATTCGTTTGAGCTAGATGCCGATGAGCCATCCCAACCTTTTCTGTTACTGGCAACAAATCGTGACCCGCCAACGGTGTCTACGTAAAGCAGTCTTTGACCTTGTGAATGGTAACCCTGTGTATCTAGCTGCACAGCAGTCCCGCTATACCCTGCTGCACTTGGGTCCCAACGTATTGACACCGCCTCTAGCGCAGTGGTCGCATCGTTCTGGTACACAACCTGAAACGCAGATCCACCCAGACCCATATTGGGGTTATATACGACTGCGGGTTTGTCGAAGTACGTGCCCGAAGCTGGAGATGAATTGTAAAACGATGCTGTGCTGCTTAAGCCGCCGCTGGCAGTAAGCGTTACTCCTTGCCACCAGCCACCATACCCGTAGGATTGGGCGTAACGTCCATACACAATCACTGCGTCTAGGTTACCGCCTCCTTGTTGCTCTCCCTCAATACACGCTCGTGGATAACCACCAAATGACGTGTAATACATAATGCTATTGAAAGACGTATTAAGAGTAGATCCATTAGTGTATCCACCTACGTGAGAAAAGTATCCTGATGTCGTGAGCGCAGTGAAATAAAATGCCATATAGTTGTAAGCAGCAGTACCCTGACATACTGCCACTTGGTAAAAGCCCATCATGCTACTAGCAACATAAGTCGACGAACCAAATATCGTAACTACGCCAGAAGAATTTACTGACATAGGTATTGCTTCTATGTAATTAGAACTGTTCTGAAAAAATAGCCAGTAGATATCATCCCAAGTGTTATATACCAGATCCCAACCATCGTCCCACCATCCAGAGCGAGAGTTGGCGGGTGCGTATTGTCCACCTGACGGGCTATTTACTGTCTGTGTAAGCGTTACTGGCCCAGTAGTCCCGCTTGCGTCAATAATCACAGCGTCCCCTGCGGTAACTGATTTACCAGTAGCAACATTAAGTGTGACTTCACCGCCAGCAGCAGCAACTTCCCATGTAGGTGGTGTTGCAGTTGCGTCAGTACCACCACTCGTCAGCACTGTACCCGCAGCACCGATAGTGGCTCCCGACTCTACACCAGTGTTATTAGTAAAGAGAGCTTTGTTATTTCCAACAGAAGCAGCAGCACTAAACGTAGGATCACTCGTCGCACCTGCGGAAGTCAAAACAGTACCCGATGCTCCCAGAGTTAAACCAGTAACGTTTCCAGTAGAGTTAGAGAAATATACTTGGTTAGCTGTACCATCCAACATCGTCGGATCTATCTGTGAAATCGTGGCACTCTTAGTGGTATTGGCATCGTCTGTGTCTGAGATGAGAATCTTATCGTCACCAGCTAAGGCTGCGGCTGCCGAAGTAGCGGCGTTGACGCTCACATCTACGTCATTTGCATCTACGTTAATAGCATTACCAGCACCTACATCAAGTGTGACATCGCCAGTTAAGCCACCACCTGTTAGTCCATCACCAGCAGTTACGCCTGTAATGTCTCCTGTAGTACTAGAAACGGTTTGTGTACCTGTATTATCTTGCCAGTGAAGGGCGTTTGTTGCGGTGTTGTACCACATATCGCCTGTTTGAAGGGTCGCTGGGTCGCCAGCAACGCTCCTAGCCATGTTAAATCTGTCGTTAGCATCGACAGTAGTGCCCTTAAGTGGGGCATCTCCAGCGTTTAATACGCCATAATCGGAGCCTAACTGTACGTCTCTGCTAGTAAATGTGAAGCCCGTAAGGGTTGGAATCATCGTGACACGTAGTAATGCCACTGCGTCTGTACCATCAAAGAACGCCTGAACGCGTCCTGATGCGTCTGTAATAAGAGGGTTGGCGGTAGTTGTTACGCCTGTAAGCCCTGCATACATTGTCTGTGTAATGTTGGTTGTTGTACCAAGCTGTGCAACTTGAATGCTCGCACCAGCTATAGGCACACCAGAGCTATCTAAAACTTGGTAGCGTAATGCTTGGCGAACCATAATATCTCCTTAGTTAAAAAAACAGGTGGGCTACTCCCCAGTATTGTCTGCCCACCTGTCCTTTTATTGTAGCTTACTAGCCCGCGTTAACTGGTAGCAAGAACGCAATCATCTTAGTCGCATCAGCAGCAGCGGTTCCTTTAATAGTGGAATCATTCTGCTCAAAACGTCCAGACTCAAGCGTTACATACCTTACGTCACTCGCAGCCATAGTAATGGCCAAGTTACCCTGACCCTGTAGCTGAGCTGGAGGTCTATCCCCAGCAGTGATTGTAATAGTATCCGCTGTACCACCGTCGAGGAATCCGAGGAGTACAGGTGAACCAACACCTGTCATATCCAAAGAAAATCCATCAGCTCCAGTGGCAATTGCAGTCCAACCAGCAGCTGGAAGGTCTGCACTTGCAGTGTTAAGGGTTAGCTCTGTAAGTGTTACGTTTGTAACTGCCATTTTCTAATCCCCTTTCTTATTGCGAGATACAGTCAGCGTTAGCCAACACGTATGGTCTCGTTATTTTATATCCGTACAAGTGCAAGCCTTTAACAGCATCACTGAAAGCATTCTCTTGTCGATAGCCTTCAACACTGTTTATTTGCTCTGCATATGTAACGCCATCCGAGTGACCAGCGATAACGTAGTTTCGACCTGCACCAGCAGAAGGAAGGTTGTTAGACACAACGATTCTCATACCAGCAGCAGCGCCGATGATTCCGTTTTCAAGGTCTTCACGGTTAGCAGCAGTACCATAGCTCACAAAGCTCGCGTTTTTCTGTAACCATCCGTGATAAAACGGAGGGATTACACACCAACGACCAGCTCTGGGTACATTGTTGTCATCTAGCTTCACAGCTAAGTCAACAAGATTTTCATACGCATCCACGTTTGCACCGTCACCAATAATCATGGCTCCTAGCGCATTACCTGTGTCGCCTTGTGCTTGCATAGCAGACAATACCGAACTGTCGGCTGCATCTCCAAGACCCCAAGCTGCGTCACGCATCGCTACGTCCATCAACGCACCATCATCTTTTACCTGACGAGCATCTACATCATCCACTTGGAATGCAAAGTACTTCGCCTGATCTATGGTAAGTACCTGTTGAGCATCGTCAAGAGTCTCAGGTGTAATAGATGTGGTGTTTTTTACATAATCGTCGATTGTTATTCGACCGATTGATGTGATACGGACGGTATCTCCTGATTGAGAGATATCGCCTTCATAGTTCCGATTACATAGGTTCACTGCTACGTGAGCATCGTTAAGATTCTCTAATAGCGTTGCGGCCCATAAACTCGGAATAAATCTGTCTACAGACATGATTTCTCCTAGCTAATAGTTAGCCACCACGGAGAGCTTTATTTCTTATTTCTTTTGGAATTTTCATAATCTCTTGTGGTGACATATTTTTCATTTTATCTATAGTCAACACTGAGGTACTTGTTGTGGCACGTTCGGGAGAACCTGCGGCTGCTTCTTTACGTTGCGCTAAGCGGGAATCAGAATTTTCAGACATACTATCTATGTACTCCTTTGCATTAGTTATAGCTTCTTCTAATGTACGCCCTTGTTGATCCCATATAGGCATCTTGGCAACATCATCAGCAGCTATTCCTTTTGCTTCTGCATATCCATATACACGACTTGAAGCATCCGACGCTCTGCGTTCGGCATCATTAAGTTGATCGTCAGTGACTTGACCAGCCACAGTGTCAGGAGATGCACTATTCAGTTCTTCTCTCAATTCATCTTTTGCGGAGCTTAACGCTCGGGAATATGTATCTTCCTGCCGTTGTTCGGCTAGAGCATTTTTCCCTTCATCTGACATTACATCGGATAATCCAACATCCATCAAACTGCGTATCCCTGCAATAGATTCTTGAGTATTTACAAGATCTGATTTAGTGGCAAACTCATCAAGCCTGTTTGTGAGGCGGTCTAGAGAACTAGTTGCACGATTAGTGACATGTTTACTGTCACTAAAGTCCTTCTTTAGTTGGTCTAGCTGCGACTGTAACGAACTTATAAGTGTGGATGGATCTGGATCAGCTTGTACTTCAACTTCATTACTAAGAGCCTCTTGCGCATCGGTATCTTCAGTAATATCAGCTTCTGTAGTCCACTCGGTCTGAGCATCTACTTCTTGCGTCATTGTTCCTCCTTAGAACATCTGTTTGCATAAGTTTATAAGGGGTTAGCTATGTCCGTCAACTACTGAAATTTTCGTTTAGACCTAGCGACTACCCTAGCTTCTTGAGTTATTGGTACTAGACCACGCGTAATGTATAGCGCGACATCTAATTCTGGATTCAATCTACGTAATGTTTTACGCAATGAGGCACTGCGTTTATCAATCATTTTTAATTGTGCTGTTAGCATATTAAACGTGGCTCGATTTGTTGCAGTATTAATAGCGGTAATTAATTCATCGTATGTATTAATTGGGTCTAAGCCTCGTCCATCTGTAAGATTATTTAACACACTTTTTCTTGCATCAAACGCTATGTCTAATTGCTCCCAATACTGACTCTGGTTATTAACATAATCATCTAATCGCATAAATTCATGGATTTCTTCAGGCCATTGTCCATAATTTAAATCAAAGAACTCATCAAATCTAGCTTGTTCATCTGCCTCTAATGTTTCCCGCAGCGCAAATAGACGCTCGTCTATTTTGTCCCAATTACGAATGTTACCTATAAGTAATGATGGGTCATTTACTATGTCGTAGTACCTACCTACTGCACGTAATACAGGGTCTTCTGACTCGGCATAATCTATACCTGCGGCTTTGTAATACGCTTGCTTAGTCACAGCTAAGTCGTGCTTAATGTTTCTAAACTGCTTGCCAAATTCTTCTCTAGGAATTTGACCAGACTCTACTAATATAGCTAACTCTCTAGCTTCTTCTGCTGCAGTAGCCTCAGCTTTAGTAGCGTTTACCCGAAGGATCGCATCCATATCACCGCGATCCGCCAACTCTTGATTACGTGCATCAATCGCTCTTATAATTTCAGGGAACTGAGCCTCAACCTCAGTCTTTTCTGTAGAGGTAAGCTCTTTCCAATCACGGGCATACAGTTGTTGGGACCTATCATCACGACGTTCGTATGCTGTTACGGGTGCAGATTTAATACCTGTTATGTTAGAACCTACCGCTAATACACTCGGGCGAGTGTATGTAGATGGGTCTGAAATAGAAAACTCTGGGTCTTGTGATACTTCATTCATAAGGTCTTGCACAGTAAACGGTGCTTGTTGCTTCATTAAATTCCAAAAAGACAATCCGAGAACTCTTGGATCAGATGTTCTAAAATTAACCTCATCGCCTGTAAATGTTTCCTCCATAATAATGTCAAACAATCGCCCTACAGATGGACTGGCCTTTGTACGTGCTAATCGTGAACCTGCACTTGTAGGTCCTTCAGTTACAGCAGTCCCGAATAATGCTAGTAATGAATCCCATGAACCAAACAAAGACACATCTTGTCCCTGAGTTCTCACTCGCATGAAGTTAGAATCCCAATGGGGTTTTCCTTCCATGTCATACCGTATAGGACTCCAGTCAGTTTCTTCGCCATTCATTTCGTTCAATGCCCATGTAGCTACACTCATAGTTGCCATTGTGCGAACGATCATATCTCTTGCTAATGCCCCGTCAGGACCGTCTTTATACGCAGCTTTTTTAAGGATAGATAGCTGAGAACCGAAATAACGTGGAGCAAAAAAGATTGCTGACCCTATATCTGACGGTACTCCTGCCTTAAATCCAGTAGCTTCGTTGATAGATTGGATCATGTCTTCATGTGTGGCGATGTCTTTCCCTGCCATCTGGCCCTGTAAGCCTAATTTCTTTAACGCCCCTCTGTTTTGCGTTGCATTCTTATACATTTGTAATCGCAACAAGTTACCTGTGCGACTGAAATGATGATTAGACAATCGTGCACCTTTACCAATGAAAGGAAGATCAGTAACGCCACCTTTAAACATGAACTCGCCCATGTCGTCTAGCTTTGCCCAATACCCTCCATCTTTAATAAAGCTCTCAATCAATGATTCATTATCTACTATGAACCTGTCATAAAATCTAGGATTCTTTAATGCGATTGATGAGTATGCAATCATTTTGGCTGAGCCAATAGGGTCCATACCTATTGCAAGAAGTCCCTGAATACCAATAGCCGAGAAGTCAAGAGTTGCCATAAGCGGTCGTGCAAAGTTATTAAAGGTTCTGACCAACCCACCAATGCCTGTATCATCAGCTACTTTTAGGTATCTATTTATTTCATTAGAAAATTCTCCCTCAAATGTTCGCCCTGAGAAAGTGAGATTATCGAGAGTGCCTGTGGTTTCTCCTACTTGTTGCGCTTCTTCTTTAGCAGCATTGTATTTAGCCGTAGCTTCGTCTAATACCACTTGCTGTTTTTTAATATCAGCGAGTGTTTGGTCATAGCTTCTTGCAGACTCAGCACGTTTTAATAGATTTTCTTGATTTCGTAATGCAGTAGATAAGGCTTCTAATCCTTTGTTTAATTCTCGATCTGCAAATAATTGATAGTCTTGAATCTCGCGAGCTGCTTGGTCAAATTGCATAGCACGAGTTCGTGGAGGTATAGTTCCCTCAACAAACTCTGTAGCATATTTAGGATTGCTTTTTATTGCATTAGCATACTGATTAACACCTGCATTGACTTCATGATTTGCTTGATCTAATAATTTAATTATTTTTTGGGGATTATTACGAATGGCTTTATAGTTATCTGCTTCACCATTTATATATTCGTATAGTTCTTTCTGCGCTTTGCGAATAGCTTGCCGACGAGCCTTGTTAGGAGTGAATTCTTTATATTCAATTACTCCTGTCTTTGGGTTTGTCCATTTTTGTCGTCGTTTTTTGCCACTTACTTTATATAAGTCTGTATAGAGTTGGTCTAACTGTGTATATAAAGCCTTCGCATTAAGTGTTTGATGGTTTAATATTTGTGTAATCCCAGCATCTACTTGAGCACTTAGCTGACCGCGAGCAGAGCGAATTTTAAATAAATTCCTCCCATTAAAGTCAACGTTTGCTAACTTCCTAGTGAGGTTACGCAATGCATTATTTTGTGCCATGTAATCTTGTCTAGCAGCACCCCATTCAGGATTTAATTCAAGACGTTGTAATAATGTTTCCCCACCAATTCCTTTAACTTTGCCACTAGTTAACTCGTCCTTAAACCATTGTGCGTTTATACGGTCTAGCCCAGACTTAAGTCGTATTGCTAATGCCTGACGCGGTTGCATATAAAACTGTTCGATTTGTTCTATTGCTTCTTGCCCCCGTGGGCTAGATATAACTTCTCCAGTAACCTCATCTATCTCAAGTACTAAATCGTCAGTATTGCCTTTGCCTTTTTGGCGACTTTCAGCTACTTCCCACATTTGCCGTTGGTATTCAGCACCATCTGAAAATCCAACCTTACGTTCTTTCTCAAATGCCTTGTTACCAAAAGACTTAGCAGACATGGAGCTTTTCCCTCGTACTCCATCTCCAAATCCTTCGACAACAAATCTAGGGAAATACCCCCTAGCTTCATCCATACGCTCTACCACATCACCAAAATACGGCATGTTCTCAGGATTGAAATCAACACCCTTCTTAGGGTTATAACGAGCAACAGATGCCTCTATTACTTCTTTAGGCATATCAGCAAAGGATTCCCCTGTAATACTATCCACGTCAATACCAGACTGCTTCTCAGCCTCTAGTTGAATATCCAATTCTTTACGAATTCGATTAATTACTTCCTTGAAGGGCTTGCCTTTCTCTTTATGCCACTTCCATAACCCAGTGCCTTCTTCTATTTCTAGAATGCCCTCTGTTTTTAAACGAGGATCTAATTTACCTGATGAAGTAATCATGTCATCCCATGAATATTTCTTGCCATCTATTTCTATTTTGAATTCATCTTTCTTGCCGCCACTCATTAACGCCTCAAAGTAGTTATCTTTTGTTGATGAATAACCTGCGGCAGCCATAGCCCGCATTTCGTACTTACTTGCTACTAATCCAGCAGTTTCTTTACCACCTAAAAAGGCATCCGTATCATCCCAGTTTTTCCATTGAATTTCTAGGCGACCTGTATTTTTGTCTATATTACGCCCAACGACAGGATATTTATTTCGCGATAACTCATAAGACAATTTTTCATAATCTTCAGAACTACGCACATACTCTTCGTCAAACCTTTTTATGTTTTTACTTTGAACTAGTTCTTCAAGTGTTTCAATGTTGCCGCTTAAAACACGTTTACGGTTTAATCCTCCAGAGAGGATTTCATCTCGTATATCAATGTCAGTAATCTCAGGTTGAGGGAACGGACCTATTTCTGCAATAGCTCTTTGTTCGTCAGGTAGTAATTCTATGCCTTGTTTACGAGCTTCATCTGCACGTTTCCGCAGTACATAGTCAGCTTGTTCTTCTCTAGCTTTTGCAATAAATTTAGCATTATCAACATTAATGCCTAATGACTTCATGGCTTTCATAGATGCCTTTGCACCACCAACACCACCAAGCAAACCTACCGATAACGGAGCCGCTACCTTAAACCATGTTGGTGCAGACTCAGGAATAGTCTCTGATATTCCGCGTCCTGCCATACCAGCTCCAGCTACAAACCCTGTTTCCGCAGCAAATCGTGTGGGCATACTAATACCACGGGCACTAGCAATAGGCTCTACTAACATTTGTCCTGTTTTAGCTACACCTTGTGCACCTCTAAATGCAGCTTTACGTGCGCCTTGTGTAGCCGCCGCTCTTGCGGCAGCTCGCGCACCAAACGAACCAAGTTTTGTCGCAGCCCCTAATCCACCTAATGCAATTAAAGGTGTGGAAATACGTGTACCTTCACGTAATCCTGCACGAAGAATCTCGTCAACAGGACCTTTCCATTGAGGAATCTTATCTACTAGCCCAAGTTTGTCAGCTATAGAAACGTCAACCTTGTCATACCAGTCGAGTGCGCTAGTAAAGAACCCCGCAACTCTAGAGGATTTTCTTCGCTCTTCTTCTTCCTTTTCTTTATCTGTTCTAGGTTGTTCAGACCAGATTCCAAAAGCGGGCTTACTCTCTGCGCGTTGTACACCTTGAGAATTAGACAACGACCTCAAGGTGTTTATTGGAATACCCATTAGACACTATACCCTCTAAACTTAGCCAAATCTCTATTGCGATCCATAGACGGTGCACTAAATTGTCGCTGCGATTGGAATGCTACATCTGACAATGGCACATTAAACTCAGTCATCAATCGCTGGTTGAACATTTGTTGCTCATCAGGGGTTAATGACTGTAATTGCTGGAATGTTGGAAGCGGCATTCCCCCGAATTGCAATGGAGAAGGGTTTTGTCCACTCAATAACGACTGCACTGCTGGTGGAGTTGTAGCCCTGCTTTGTGCAATCAGTTGTTCTTGTGTAGTGTAATTTGGTGTAGGTACATCAGGCACACTTAACATTGGTGTTTGGTTAAACTGTCCTTGATTTTGGTCCCACCAATTTTCAAAATTCATAATTGGGCGCGGAGCATCAGTAAACGTAGTAGTCGTAAATTGCTCACGAGTAGGTGCTTGAGGTTGGTAGTAATTAGAATCTATCTGTGCATTGCTTCTAATTGCTTCTTGTACTGCGGCTTGTTGCTTACGAACTTCTTCTTGTAAAGGAGCAACTTCCGCATCTGTAACTGCACGAGTAGCATTGCCTCCAGCAGCGATTGTTCCTGTAGAAAGAGCTGATTGTATAGCAGCTATAGTATTTGGCGCTTGAGAAATTACTTGATCATTTTGAGCACGTTGCGCTTGCTGCTCTGCTGTTTCAGTGTATGAATAATTAGGATCAAAATTAGACATTGCTGTGTTAAACGAAGTTTCATCAAAGAAATCCTGCCGCGTTTGTGGCGGTGGCTTAAGCATTTCATCACGCGCATATACGTCGTATGCACTCTTGCCTTGTTGCATGTCGCCAACCATGCGTCGCATGTTTTCATCTTCTATTGATTGACGCTCAAACATTTTAATTTTGTTTGCTTCGTCATAGACGTTATTAATTAAGTCGGCCATTGTAATTTCAGGCAATGGAGACTGACCACCTCTAGTAAAGAATGTACGTGCTAATACATCTCCGCCTTGAGTAAGAATGTTTCGTATTAATTCACCCTGTTGAGTTGCTGCATTAGCTAATTCAGGTGATGTTTGTACTAGTGTCCTGTAGTTGCGCCCTAATTCTTCAAGTGTATTGAAGTACTTATCCGCAGCCATTGATTCATCAAATTGACGTACATTCTCCCCAAAACTAGCATCGAATTGACGTACATCTTCTCCGAATGTCGTATCAAATTGCCTGACATCTTCACCAAAGCTCGCGTCAAATTGTCTAGCATCTTCACCTAGACCTGCATAGAATCGTGAATCACGGCCTGATTCAGCTACATTAAACTGACGTTGGTTTTCGCCAAAAGCTGCTTGTTCTTTGATGTAATCACGGCTAAGACCTAAGCTACCCTGTTGATTACCTTCTTCGTCAATAAGAACGTCTTCGCCATATGCTGTAGTGTGTATCGTAAGTTGCTGTCTGCCTTCAGGGGCGTAGCCATCAACCCATCCTCCAGCGTCATTGTTTGCAGTCTCGTCCCACCACACAGGACGATTAACGCCGTCTACATCTTCTTGCGTATCAATTAAACGACCATCCACAAACCTAGCCGTGTCGGCTGAGGCTCCAACTTTAGTTCTATTTTTAGGATCGTTTGCATCCTGCTGCCATGTTCCATCTTTATCGGTATAAGTGATCCACTGTATTCCGTCCGCAGCGGGTGTTAAATCAGGTTGTCCAACTACAAAGTTTCCTTTTTCATTCTGCACCATCAACTGACTTGTATTGGGATCCCAGTAAAATAACTTCCCATTATTATCTGTATTGAAATCACTTGAACGTATAGGGACTATATTAGGAGTTGCATTATTTGCAGCGTTAGTGGCATCTATTGCTGCTTGTGCTTTGTCCCATGCTTTACGTTGCGTGTCAGGGTCAATTTGCATGAGTTCGCCACCGAAAACATCAAGAATTACTTGGTTTCCAGTATTGTTATTAGTAATAACCATCCATCCACCGCCGTCAGGAGCAGGTGTAGAAGGTTCTAAGGTCCATCCTCCAACGCCGTATAGTGTATCTAACTGTCTTTTAGCTTCCTCAGCGGATATACCTTCTTCAGCTTTACCATTATCAGTAAAACCCGTGCTTGTACTATCAAGAGCATTGGTAATTGTAGGAGGCCCTTTAAAACCTGCCTGTGGATTCCCAGTCGGTCCGAATGCACTTAGATAAGCAGGGGGCTTCGCTTCGCCTTTTTTAAATGTTTCCCCTTTCCATACACGATCAGCTTTGAAAAATCCATTAGGATTATTTCGTATCGCTAATTGCTGAGGTGTCATTAGCCCTTCTGACTGTACTGATATTTCATCTGATTGCGTGGCTCTTTTAGCTAAATTTGATAAACCTGTGTCTACTAAAGCAGATATGTTTTTTGCTTCAGTATCAAGCCCTGTATTATTTTTAATATCTATATTTAATTGTGGTCTTGGTTTACCAGAAGCAACTTGCTTTCCTTTGTTTACACCTTCTGTTGGGAATTTTAAATTCCCTTTAACAGATGACATTAGCCCTCGAACAATAGCACTTGGAGAAGAATTTTCTTCAGCGATATTGGTAGTTATCGTCTTAAGTAGATTAGCTTCTACTTGTGCATACAGTGTATCTTTTGAATACTTTCCTGCGCTTCGACCCCCTGTGGTTGATGGTCGCCCAGTCTGTGAATCTGGCATTGCACTATAAAATGAATACCCGTAGAGATTTTCAAATTGGCTAAGAAATTCATTTAATGTTTCTCGTGGAGTTGTCATTGCATCATCCCTTGAGGCTGCTGGAACTGTTGCTGCTGCTGTTGTTGAGGCGGATTAGCAATCTGTTGTACTGCTTCAATAATCGCCATCTTTGCTTCCATGCAGAACGGGTCGGTGCATCCATATAAGTTAGAACCATGTCCGTGTGCTGCAAAAATTTCTGCCATTTCATCAAATGTAGCAGAAAATACAGTAGCTTCTCCTTCTGTAGCAAACGCATCTGCAATGTAATCTAATGCCATTGCGTTCATAACAGTTACCTGCCGCGCTGCCTCACTCATTTTTGCTGATAATTCTCCAGCCATTATCTCATTCCGTTAACTACATTAGTCTGTCTATCCATAGCTACATTTTCCTGCATACCTGATGGAGTAGCGACTTCATCCATTGTAATTTCTTCAGTGCTACTCATCTGTTCTTGTGGCGGAGGTCCTTGCTGTGTCTGGAGTAAGTCTTGCTGGAAGGCGCGTAAGACTTCTGCTGCCTGAGACTGGAGTCCCTTAAGCATCATCATAGTACGTACTTGCTGTGCTTGCGGTGACATAAACAATGTATTCACAGAGGCTTTTAGCATTTCTTCTTGTGGATTCTCAATGCCTGAGTTCTCCATAGCAGTCTCTGCGCTCAACATCCCGTTGTATGTACGGTACAACTGAGACCACACCATCATGTCTCGCATCTCAATTTGTGCTCTATCAGACGTATGTAGCTCTACATCAACTGCGTAGTAGTCATCTATCTCGGCTGGTTTAATTGTAATTTCACTTGCTTGTCTACGAGTACTCCCAGCAATGGTGACAGGAGACTCAAGGATATATTGAATATCTTGGAACACTTGCTTAGAGACCACTGCGATACAGGCGCGAAGTGACGATACACAACTCTGTAATTTAACCGCAGCGTTCCGTACATTCAGGTCAGCTTCAGTAGCAGACTCAACCCCACGTTGCGGTTGTCCACCAAGAGTGCCAAGTTTAGATAACTCAGACGTGTATTGATGCACCTTATCCATCATCTGAAATGCAGACAGTGGAACCTCTGGTAATTTAACAAAACTAATGTCTTGGTCGTCCACTAAGTTTATGCGTTTGCCGGGCCCTACCTCGATAGGCGTACTGTCGTCCATAATGTTTCTGGTAATGACTGGAGCAAACGTCGAGTAACGTAATTGAATATCGACCGCAGTAAGCTGACGCGCCTCTGCTTGCAGCACAGGATGTATGTATCTCAGAATACCTACATAACGGTCTGCTGGATCGTTGTCCGATGTAATTTCGCCCCATCCTGAATCCCTAATTACATATGGGATATACCCATCAAAAATCTTTTTCTCTTCTGTAGACGCTGGAGTTTCCCAACAATAAGGATTAATGTTCTCAAACACTAACGACCCTTGTACCCACATCTTATGTTCACCCATAGAATCGCCATGAGGCTTGGTATACATCTCTACAAACTCTAGCTTTTCTAAACCATCTTCCATCCATTCGTCTGCATAATCTGGATACCTGCGTCGAGCTTCGTCAGGGTATACTTCGTAAAATTCGTACACATACTTAGGGTCAGTGGGGTTATCAATGTCGTGTACGACCGTCTCGTTAGGCAATACAGAGAGCTTCCATAAGAAATTAGCCTGTGCAATCTTCTTTAATTGGCTTTTAAACTTTCTTTTTTCTGCAGCTGTGGCGTTTGTTTTAGGAGGATCTGGTATTAACTCCCAATTCAATTCTTTTTTTACAACAATTCGCCCGTCTTTAACTAGCTTTTTTCTTCCTACAGCTAGTGGATCTCCGTAATTAGTTTCTACACTGTGCCAAAAAGAAGATAAAAACTGTCGTTTACGTTCAGCTATTTCTTGTTGAAACTGTTGGTCATTGTCAGTAGGGCGGGACGGCACAAATATCTTAGGTGTAGTAAGGATATGGTCTGAGGCGTTGTCTACAGCGTTACGTGCAGTAGGAGGAATCGTTGCGCCCATGCCTGATTCGCGGTATTCACGCGGAATAATCTCCCCGATGTTAGGATAATTACCGTTGTAGTAATCATTATCGTCTCTCATCTTGTCAAAGTACCCATTAAAAATGTAGTTCTTTAGACGAGTAAACCGATTGTAATCGTCATCAAAATTGTTTATGAAGTCTGCTTCAACCATACATTATCCAAACGTGACGTAATCTCTTTGTCGTAGTTGCGATGCTGCTCTGTTTCGTTTTTTAGCTTTCATTACTGCTAATCCCGCTGCCATTACCGAGTCATCGTGGTATCCGACAGGATGGCCGTACTTTACAGCACCGCCAGCTAACACAACACCTTCAAATAATTCTAACTCTTTTTTAAGTATTTCGTCATTTTTGGGGAAATGAACTCGCTTATGTTCGATTTCTGCTGCGAGTGTGGAGACAAGTGTAGCCTTCGATTGGTTAGTGAACTTAAACGATGTAACAGCACAGCCTTCGCTGCGAAGGATGTCAGCCACAGGTTCACCGATACCAGTCCCATCAAGATGAATAGTTTGGCAGTTGTACTTTTTGTACAGATACGCAATGCGCGGCCCAAGTAATGTGTAGTCCAGTCCATTAAATCTATCCCTAGCTACGATACTCATCGTCTTAATATCAATGACGTAGGCTACAGTGAAGTCTTCAATCTTTCCTAAGTCTAACCCCATAAGGTACTGAGAGTCAGTAGGTTCTTCCCAGTCTCCATCAAAGCAATCATCTAAGTTCCTAAAGACCTGCCCATCATCTTCCACCCATTCAGCAAGATACTGCTGTCGATACTGCGATTCTGTGAGGTCACGCTTGAATTCATCTAATGCTTCTTCGTCGATGTTCGGATGTGCGAGCGATGTCACTGACGCGGAGTAGTATCTAGGGTCATCTTCCTGCCCTACATTCCAATAAGTACGAAAGTTTCCCTTCCCTCTAGCAATACCAATAGCTACTAACCTGCCATCAGAGTCAGCAAGAGCGGGCATAAAGTTAGCCCATGCTTCAGGATTGAGGTCGTGAGCCTCGTCTACAAAGGCCGCAGTGACCCTATCGCCCTGTAAGGCTGTCGGGTCATCAGCTGATTTAGCCTGTATTCGCGCACCATTAGCCAGTTCAATAAGCTTTCTAGTCTTGTCATGGCTGGCATAATAGTCATGTAATGGCGCATGGTCACCAACAAAGAGGTTCCATACAGGCTCCCAGACCTTCATAGTCAACTCATAGTTGGGTGCAATGACGTAGATGTACGGTGCGTGGGCCACTCCAAACTGTACATCTCTAGGCTTTAAGGCCTCTCGAACTATCTCTGCTTTAATAGCGGTCGTCTTACCAGCCCTACGCCCACAGGCTAGGATGAGGCGTTTCTTGTCTGATTGCTCGTGGATATGCTCTCGTTGCCAATCCCAAGCATCATACGGATCACCTTCATTGATGAACTGCCAGATACTAGGAGGACTGTACGACTTCAATAACTTGTTCCTTTGGTGCTAATGCAGCTTCAAACAACTTGTCCATCATGTTCTTCTGCAAGGCCTCAGTAGCTTCCTTCGGTCTACCAACAAACATCTCCATAAAGAGCTTCTGTGCCCTGACATCACCCTTATTAGCAGACTCAATCATCGACTCATAGACAGAATCAAAGTCTTCTACAGCACGAGCCATGAACCTAGCCTTTGTAGCAGGAGGGTTTTTACTCGTGTACGACTCTAATGTCGTTACGCGCCCACTCCCCTTAATCAACGCATGGTTCTTTTGCTTCCTTAGAATAGGCGTATTCTTATAGGCAGGAGGCTTAATTACTACCTCCCCAGCACGTATAGCCTCAATCAGAGTCTCATGGCTATACCCACCATAGTCACGCGTAGGGTCGAGTAACTCAATCAATTCATCCTGAGTCATAGCTACCCCTTTCCTGTTAATTTAGCGAACCGCTTGCCTCCGCCAGCTCTACTAGTCTTAGGCTTACCAGCAGCCTTACGCCTCTTACCAGCTTTACCCATAGCAGCAAACTTCTTTGTACCATACTTCTTACGACCTATATACGCAGCTAACGCAGGTGACATCTTCGCCATTAGTTACTCCTTGAACCACCCACACTGCTCTTACGGGGTAATCCACCCTTGTCACTAGTTTCCCAGTAATACGGTCTAGGAGGACGGACACTACGACTCTTACGTCCAGTCGATGTACCACGACCCTTCGCCACAGATGTAGTAGGCGTAGACTTGTACCGTACACTCTTACGAGTTGTAGGCTTTTTATTCGTACCAATTCCTCTAGCCGCTCGATACACTGCCATACGCACGTCAGGACTACTCTCAGAAGTACGTTTCTTTTTCTTCTTTATACTCGGTGGCATTAGTAACCTCGCTTCGGTTTACGGTACGGTGGTGTGGCTTTACCCTTCGGCATATACGCTCCTTCACTACACTCATAGTGTACCAACATTCGGGATTTCGTGAATTATCTTTGGGTGGCCCCCAACAGGAGAAGAGGGGTATGGCCAACCTTCGACCCGTGGGTAGTACGATCCACACATGTTTACGTGTGTCGTGTCGTAGGTATGAACACAGGCAGACCTATGAAGGTCTGCCGCGTCACCACTGTTCCGACAACTAAAGAAATAAAGCATGATCACGAGACAGGTGAAACCTGCGCGAAGTGATCATTCCGATAAAGAATCGGGGAACGGCAGAGCCGCTGGTGCCTTTGTCTTTGGTTTGCACGCAAGTCTCCGAGACTGTCGGTTACGTATGAAGCTACAGCCTCAGAGAATCGGCACGATGAAGCCCCTAGGATTCTCGGCACTCTGGCGGCTCACTTTGCACCATGCTTTGCGGCTCTGTTTAGTGCTCTGCTTTTGCTTTGCTTTGGTCCCCTCAGTTACTACCTAATAATGGTTCATAGTTGGGGCAGTCCTCAGTCACTCAATTAGACGCAAGTTGCGCAGCAATGGCGGATCATATATTCTTGACAAAAGGGCCTGCCACAATGGCGACCTAAAGCAATCTTGAAGGGATTGAAAATGACTAATCAAAATGACCAGACTTGTACCGAACATGGCACGGTATTAGATAGCTACTTTGTAGCGGCTGAGCCTCACCCCAATGGGGGAATAGTTCCAGCCCATGAAGAGCTATCTTGTAGTGACTGCCAGCTTGAGGATATGAGCCCTGAAGACTTCCGAGAGATAGAGCCTATTGCGGCTTTGAATGCTGATAGCTATGTCCTGAACATACAGCCAGCCCCACAGGTTGAATTGATATCAACGCAAGAGGCTTTACGAATGATTGACGCTGTAGGCAAGCGCAAACTAGTAAGCACTCAAGCTAGCCTCGTTTCTACCTCGACTTATCAAGCTGGTAGACATGAGATTGAACACATTAAAAATTTCAAGTGTTCAGCATGTACTAAACCAGCCCCAAAACCAGCAGCAAAAATCAAGGCTAGAAAAGTTTATGCCGACGAGGTGATCGGCTCTAGATTCGTTAGCACTAAAACCCGCTCATTCGGTCACGCGGTCAACGTTTTAGATCATCACATTTTGGCTGATCATTACGGCTCACTTCCTATCGTCAGAGAGTCCGAAATTGAGGACCTGCTAACCGATCCTGAATCGGTTGATGAGGTCGTAGAGTTTGGATTTGTTGCGGATGATTGGGCTGAGATTGAGACTCTTAGAAATAAACAAATCAGCAAGGAAGCGGGGCTTGTTTTCGACTCTAACAAATAGCCCGAAAAGCTAGCCCCTCAGGGCTTGATTTAGCCCCTAGTTTTCTAGGGGCTATTTCTTTGCCCAATTTTTAGCCCATATCTACTAGGTAGAAACCAAAAACAGCTCTCAGTGGCGAATTCTGGCGCTGTAATAGCTTCAGAGTGTCTTTATACCTTTGGGGCAACTTGCAAGCACTCAGCAACCGCAGAAGCCCCCTAGCGTCGATTTTCTGATCTGCTCACTGCTACAGTAGCAAGACCCAAAAGCCCCCAAAGCCCCCAAACCGAAAAGCTAAATCGTGTCAGTTAGCCTACCTACTTGACAAGTCCGAAAAGACTCATTTTGAAAAATTTTTTGATCTGAATTTCTCAACCAAGCAGAGCTTAATCCACTGGAATTCGTAGACAAAAAACAGAATGTTTTTTGTACAGGAAGATTTATGTATAAGAATATATATATACGTTTAGTATATATATATTTTATACATAAATCACGCGTGGTGGTGCGCACACACATATGTATGTGCACATGAACCGAGCCGATTTTTGCCCCGATTTTTCACCGATTTTTGCCGAAATCCCTCTTCAGAAGAACTCTTAACATCTTTATCAGTCAAAACAATATCTATCTTAGGACTTTCATCGCTTCGCTTTGAAGATGAAAGGTCCCAAGACAGATAAATGGGCCGAAAACGAAAACGGAGCACAGCAAAATGCCAAACAAAATAATCGAAATCGACTTAACACCGAATTGGGAAAACATCATAAGAGCTATGGAAATGTCTAAAGCAACTATGACTGCTGAACAGTGGGAAAAGAGTGCAGAAAAAAGAGTAATGGATGAATGTCTAAAGAGTAGAGGGTAAGCAAATGACTAAGAATTTTGAAGATATTTATTGGAAAAATCACCACCGAAAGCTGATACAGCTTCGAGCTGAAATGAAAAATCACCGACTTGGTGACGAATGGACTAACAGTCCATTTGAAGATGAACTAAAAACCACCGAAGAAGTTATTGCCTATAGGCAAGAACTGAAAGAAGAAAGATTGATTGGCGATTTCGGCAGTCTTTATGAAGTACCTAGACATGATTGTAATCATTGCAAAGGATATCTATTCCCAAATGGATATTTTATGAGTGTTATATCTTTCCATTGTTCTTATGTTAGTGCTTATGGAAATGAAGATCAGCCATATGAAATAGCTATAAGAGTAGATTCTACTGGTGATTTTGTTCATCTGGATGGTTATGACTACCGTCATGATGATGTTCTTGGTTACCTCCCCTTAGAAGATGTCGCTGACATCTTTTACCAAACGAGAGATTTAGCTACACACACATCTTAATCAAAATAAATCATAAGAACTCTCTAAATCTTTTTTCCATCCCTTCGGTCTGTAAATGAAAAAAAGATAGAGAGAACAACGAAAACGGAAACGGAGCAAAACATGACAGTTTACGAAAAGGTTTTAGCAATGCAAGAAGATTACAACGAAATGATTGCCAACGAAGAAACTAATTCGATTAGAGCTTATCTAACACTTCATAACTGTGATGAAATTTGCAGATATGAACTCTGCCCAAAATACTACGGTTGGTTTTCTGGTGATTGGGTTTTAAACCTAATCCTTAATTCTTAATCAAAATAATCATTAAAGAAAACTCTCTCCTTTTTCCCATCCCTTCGGTCTGTAGATGGAAAAAAGAATAGAGCAAAAGCGAAAGGAAAAGCATGGAGCAAGAAATTGACGGTTTAAACGAAATCTTCCACTGTGAGGAAAGTGGAAAGTGTGATTGCTGCGAAGCAATTTTCTTACCAACCGATTGGACTGAATCAGTCCTAGCTGAAGAAAGGATGTAAAGATGGATTTTGTAAGAGAAGCAAGTCAGTTCTTTCTAGAGAGAAAACTCCCTAGATACTGGAACCAATGGGAAGACTTTGATTTGGAGTTAGAAAGATGGGTTCAAGAGCATAGCTCTTGCAACTGGGATTGCCGAAATTACGAAGCAATCTTTGAAGATATTCAAGAGTTAGCTGAGTACCTTGAAAAAGTGGCTTCAGTAGGAATTGAAAATCTGAAAGACGTGGACACACTCTAAATCAATCAAAAAGAATATCTTATCAATCTCCCTCATCCCTACGGTCTGAGAATGAGGAAGATTGAAAGATAAAGTGAAACGGAGCAACGAAATGAACAGCAACACAATCAAATTCAACGGCGAGTTCTGGCAAAAGATGGAAAGAGATTGCAGTACTGTTTGGAAGAAAGGAGACTGGATCTGTGTCTGGGGTCAGGCAGATATAGACAAAGAAGAGAGAAAAAACTGGATGGCAAATCGCTAAACAAAAATTGAAAGGATTACAAAATGGCAATGTCAAGAAAGCACTATGAGGCTTTTGCTAAAGCAATCGGGTCAGCTAAAGCAATTAGTAACGGTTATGTAACCGATCC